AAAAAAGTGTATTAATTTTTATATTTTATTTTTAAAAGCTCTTCAACTATTTTTGCTTTATCTTCGTTAATGGATCGAACTAGATTTAAACCTAATTCGTCTGTTCCATTATATTCATTAGCAATATTGATAGTGTGTGTTCCACGTCTATAGCCCTCAGCTGTATTGTAAATTGGTGTATATGGTTCATTTAAAATATAAAATTTTGTATGTTCATTTGACCAATCACGTAATGGGAAATAATGTAATAAGCCGTCAGCGGTTTTGTAATATTCTTTTTTAATATTATTCCCGTCTGCAATTCTTCTGCCGTAAATAATTAAATTGTAACCATTATCTTTTGCATATTTTTTAATTCCATATTGTTGAAACTTCCTAAACCACTCACCTTTTATTTTTGAATCAAAAGGAAATATAAATTTTGGATTTTGTTTTACATAATCTATTCCACGATTTTTTAGGATCTGGAGCCGTAAATCAATATTATTTTTATAACAATAATTATGAATAAATCGAATATGCTCTTCATAATCTAGTTCAAGATTTACTACAGCAACGTGAGGAAGTTTTAAACCTAATTCTTCTCGAACATATTTAGACACGGCGACACTATCCTTACCGCCTGAAAAAGCGACAAAAGAATTTTCAAAGTTATGAGGTTTACTCATTTAATAAGTTTATACCAGTTTTATCATTTATAGAGTGTAAAATAAACAATTATGTATCAAAGTGTTAGGCTCGTGGATATATTAAATATGATTCCCCTGTCGTGTACTCATGTTCACGAGCCTACTTTTCATTATGATTGTTGAATGTATTATTTTTTTCGCTACTCTTCAAGATCCATTAGCTAGTGATATTCAAAAAGTTCAAGAATGTTCTAATCATATTCCGTCAAAAATAATTGAATATGCTAAACCTATTCACGATAATTTTAATGAAGAGAATATAGAACGAGCTGTAAAAGTTTCGTGGTGCGAATCTAGGGGAAAAACTACAGCTCTTAATAAAGGAAACAACGACAGCGGTTTATTTCAAGTAATACCTAACACGTGGAATTGGGTTGCCGAAGAATATAATTTACCTAAATTTGATTCATTAATTTTAACTTACAACAATATTCCTGTAGAACAATTAAGTTTAACAACAAGAATGTTTCTAATTACTAAAAGGCCAGATCTCTATAAATTACAAAAAGTTCAGTTTATACCTTATTACAATATTTTAGTTTCAAAAATTCTTGTTGAAGATATACACAGCAAAACAAATTATTGGAGTCCGTGGAATGCTTCAGCTGATTGTTGGAATAGTCATAATTGGTATTTAAAATGGAAGTTAGAAGAATGAATATAACATTAGAAGAATTTGTTAAAAGATTTAAACCTATTGAAAATCCAAATGGTAATAATGCGGTTGATGAAAAAGGCAACTTACTTTATCCCATGTTTGAGTCATATAATTTAGAGGATAAATTTTTAATGAAATGCTATGGAAAAAATCATGTTTGGACTTGTGTCAAAGGTGATGAAGAATTTGGATTACTTGCTGGAATTTGGAGCATTGACAGATTATTTTATGTTATTACTGAAGTAGCTTGGAATGAAAAAGATGAAGAGCTTTGGATTCATTTATGGGAAGAATGCGGAACTGAAAATGGTTGCGTATGTGATGAATGTTCTGAATATTGGGACAAAGAAAAAGAAGAATGGATTACAAGAACGTGGAATCACGATCTGGATAGATGGGAAGAAGAATGAAATATAAATATTATATTAAAGTAAAACAGTATCAACTATTTGAATTTGAAAGTGATACGCCTATTACTAAAGATGAATTTTGGGACAAGCATTATCATTTAGGAAGTGCAGATTTAGATTCAAATATAATTGAATGGGAACAAAGTTTAAAAGCTGACTAGTATAAAAATATGAAAGTAATAATAACAACAGATAATGGCGGTGCTGTTTCAGATATAGATGTAATTGACCTGCCTAGTGATTTAGATTTTGAAATAGTTGAAGTCGTTAATATATAAAATTGAGAGTTCTTGTAGCTTGTGAATATTCTGGAATAGTTAGAGATGAATTTTTAAAATTAGGTCACGACGCTGTTAGTTGTGATTTAATTGAAACTGAAAGTGATTTTAACGGACTAGCAACTCATTATGTAGGTGATGTTCGAGACATTTTATATGATGGTTGGGATTTAATGATAGCTCATCCACCATGCACCTATTTAGCTATGACAGGTGCTTGGACTTTATTTCATCCAGACGATATGCACTTACAAAGAGATTTGAGAAGAGAACATCCAAATTATCCAGATCGAAGAAAAAAAATGTTTGAGGCTTTAGCTTTTGTAAAGCTCTTAATGGACGCACCTATTCCAAAAATATGTATTGAAAATCCTAATTCACTTATAACAACGTATATAAGAAATGCTGACCAAGTAATACAACCTTATGAGTTTGGCGACTTAGAATCAAAAAGAACTTTTTTATGGTTAAAAAATCTTCCACCTTTAGAAAAAACAAATGACCGAACTGAAGAAATAATGAAACTACCAAAGAAGTATCGATCCAAAATATCAGATTTGCCGCCTTCCAAAGACAGAAGTAAATTGAGAAGTAAATTTTTTGTAGGTGTCGCTAAGGCTATGGCTGAACAATGGTCAGATAATTAGAGAACGACTAATTTTTTTTCTGACCACTCGCTTGCGCGATTTGAAAATGATATTTTAATTTTAGCCCATTCAGTAATTATTGTTTATTATAATTAATTAAAAGATTGGAGAACGAATGAAAATCAAAATACCAGATCTTAATGGCGAACTCATTGAGATTGAAGTAAATAAAGATTCTTTAGAACTTTATTTTACAAATCTATTAACTAGAAATGATACTGCTGAACCACGTTTTTTTATGTGTGCGTTTTGTGGTAAGGTTGCATTCTTTCCACTTGAAAGCAGCGATTATTTAGTTTGCAATTCTTGTTGGGCAGAAAAGATAGGGGAAGAAGAATGATTTGCGGAATACATAAATGCGGTACAAAAATAAACATCAAAACTATGAAATTCATAGATAAAGGAAACAATACAAGTTTAGGTGTTTGTAATTTTCATTATGAAGATTACAAAGCAGGAAAAAAATATGAATAAAAGATTTGTATATCATTCTTCTGTAAATAAATCAATAGAATGGTATACACCTTATTACATATTTGAAAAATTAAATATAGAATTTGATTTGGATCCAGCAAGTAATGATTTTAGTAATTCGATAGTAAAAGCAAAAAATTATTTTACTAAAGAAGATGACGGACTAAGTAAAGAATGGAACGGCAAAGTATGGCTTAATCCACCATATGGAATACTTACTAAGATCTGGATTAAAAAAGCAATAGAAGAGTATGAAAAAAATAATATTCAAATAATTGTTTTATTATTTGCTAGAACTGACACAAGTTGGTTTCACGAATCATTACAATATTTTGAACAAATTTGCTTTACCAGAGGCAGAATCAAATTTATAAATGGGACTACTAAAGAAGTTGCAAAAGATTCGCCAAGTTCTGGTAGCATTTTTTTAAGTATTGGAAATGAAATGAACAAAGCGGTTAAAAGAGCTGACTTTGGGACTTGTATAAATTTAAGGGGGAAATAATGGCTTATATACCATATTCATTTAGAGATAATGTATTACCAAATAATTTAAAAACTCATGAAGACAAATTAATTTGGGCTTTAAGAAGATTCAAATTAGAAAAACCTTTATCAACTAAGGAACTTGTTTATGAACTTTATATAAGCAGGTTGTCTAGTTCTGTTCATAAATTAAGAAAACGTGGCTACATAATTGATGTGACAGATAATCCTAAAGGTGATGGAGCATACTATCAATTAATTGCTTTACCTGATGAAGAACTAAGATTGAATGTATGAGTAGCGAGTTATTTACAACTTGTATCTGCACATATTTTCATAATTGCTACGAGTGTGGAAGTATGATATTTGGCGGTGCTGAAAGACACTATCAAAAAATTAAGGGGGAATTTGCAGGACTTGTTGTCTGTAGTAATTGTTTAACAAGATGAAAGGGGCTGTATGCAATTTGAAACCGATGTTAAATTTAATATCGTTGCACGTTGGGTTATAGAATCAAAAATATCAGATAAGTCAAAAGTAATTTATGTAGTGCTTTGTGGTTTTGCTGATAGTGAGGGGAAGTGTTATCCCTCACGATCCACTATTGCAAATCGTGCAGGTTGTTCTGTTAAGTCAGTTGATAGAGCAATAAAAGAACTGGAAGAAGTAAAAGCTATCAAAGTTTATAGAGAGAAAAAAGCTGACGGCAGTAATGCTGTTAATAAATATTTTCTTAATCGTTTTGAGGGTAGGGTCATAGAAGTCGCTAGGGGTAGCGACGCAGACGACACTAGGGTAGCCCCTGAGAAGTCGCCCAAAGAAAACCATATTAAGAATACCAATAGAAGACGTGATTTAATTTTTGAAGAGTTAGCAAATAATTGCGGTATTGATTGGAATAAGGCTCCAAAGAATGAATTAGGAAGATTACAAAAAGCAACTAAGCAACTTAAAGAAGTGGACGCCACGCCAGAAGAAGTAAGAGCTGTAGCAGAATGGTATAAAAAGAATTGGAAAGATATTGAAATAACACCGACAGCTTTAGTTAGTAATTGGACAAAGATTAAAAAGAATCTTAAAGATCTGGAAGTTGCAAATAAAGTATGGGATTGTAATATTGATGGCCATAAATTCCGTGATAGTGGATATGACCATGCTAAATATCAATTACACGTCTGTTATTTTTGTTTAGAAGAAAAAAAGATTTATGCCTAATATATCTCATATATATTCTATAATGTATATATTATGACAGAGTTATTTATTTACAGATGTGATATGTGTAATGAAGTAATGCAGGAAACTGAACCACCTATGGAATTGGGCGGTAAAGGTTTACCTCATTGTTCTTTATGTGTTTCGCATATCGAATCATTAGTTTGAATAAATTGGAAAGGGAATTATGAACGATATATCAATAATTTATATTGCTTTTGGCCTATTAGCATTTCTTTGTTTAGGTGCTTTATTAGGTGAAGTAGTAGTTAAATTAGTAAAAATGTTCGGCTTTGATTTCGATGATGAAGTTAATGTTGATTTCATGGATCGATTAAATAATGGCGAACAATTATCAGCTGACAATATGTTCGAAATTAAAAATGATTAATTGGGACAACGTAGTTGGTATAAAAGAAATTGCACAGGAAACTGGATTGAAAGAACAAACACTTCGACAATACAGAACAGACGGCAAAATGCCCGAACCAGACGCAATTAAAAGTGGAAATCCACTTTGGGATATTAATACCATTTCAAAGTGGTTTAGAAATAGGGGAAAATAAAATGCCCGACATTGTATTTATGGACAGCGACGGCAACGAAGTTGTTAAAGATTTAAAAGACATTGAAAGTTTTGATGACTTTAAAAATGCTTTTAAAGAACTACAAAATAAAAAAAAGAAAAAGGGGAAAAAGTGAAACAAAGATATGCACTTGCTAAAGTCTTCCCAAAAGACTTTATAAAGCAAATAAAAAAAGCTCATGGCGAAGAAGATTATTTGCCTTTTGGAACTATCGCTCAAAGACTTTTAGAAGTCTGCGGGAATTATGATTGGTCAATTAAGGAAATCGTTTATGAGCCTAACGGTCAAGTGAGTGGTTGTATAGGTGAATTACAGGTTATAGTGGACGGACAAAGTTTTGCAGTTCAGGGATCTGGAAGTGCAAATACAATCAATACAAAAGACAATAACGGCGACTTATTAAAAAAAGCAGAGTCAGACGCCTTTAAAAGATGTGCAAGAAATCTAGGGCTAGGTTTACATTTATGGACAGGCGACAATCCATATTGGCTTGAAAAAGTATTAGACGCTCAAGTTAATGCTAAACCTCAAAAAGCAGAAACCAACAGGGTAGCTACTCAGACGCAGTAGCACATCAAAACTAAGTGACGAGTTTGCAGCCCTCGTCACTTAGTTGCATTAAACTGATTATATGATATTTTTAGAAAACAATAATTACATAATTTGTTGGAATTGTTATGAAACTTGGGTAGTTGGCCATATGGATTGGATAGCTTTAGAATGTCAATTATGCAATTACGAAATTAAAAATCACACACTTAACAGAATGGTTTGGAAATGGTGCACAAAGAATTTGACATAAGAGAAGATGAAACTTATAGCGATTGGAAACGACGCAAACACGAAGAAATGGGATTAAGTGGAATCGGACAAAAAAATTCAAGATCCAAAGAAAATTGGTCAGAAAATCAAAAGCGTGGTTTGCGAAATAAAAATAAAGGCAGAAGAAAGCAAAATATTGCTAGAAAAAAATTAATGATTCCAGACGCCAAATTTCGTTCACGAATGGGACACGAAGAAAATTGGGGCGGAAATATCAGAGTCGAAGTCAAGTCGGGTGCTCAAGTCAAAACGATCTGGACAAAATACACTCAAGCAAAAAAGCAAAGCGACGATAATAAAAACATAGGCGACAGCCGACCATTTATGTTTGTAGCTATGCCCGACGGAACTACAAATGGTTTAGTGATTGCAGAACTTGATGAAATAGTAAATATTGTTACAGCTTTGATAACAACGTGGAACGAAGATTTAGACGCATAAACAGGCCATTTTGAGCCGTTTTAAGCAATTTGTTTACAGCTCGTTCACTACTCTAGGGGCTGTTTGAACTGAGGTAAATT